TATCTGCTATTTCTTTTCCAAAAATCATTCCCAAATAATTCTTGGAAACAGATACAAGTTCTGTAAATGATACTGGATAATTTGTCATTTGTAATCCCATTAAAACATATTTAATTACTTTTTTTATTTTCATTGATAACTCTCTTACAGTTGTATCTTCACTTATTTTTGAATTATCTATCTCCAATTCTATTTCATATTTTTCGTTTTTTTTAAATAATTGTGATTCATTTAAAGTATATGATTTATTTTTTGGATTGGATGATTTAATAATACTCAAATCCACTTTAATAGGATAATCAGGATGTGTTAATGTAACACGATTAATATATCTAAAAAATTTTTGTTTATTATCCCATTGACTTAATATTGTTCTTGCTTGATCTGAGGTAGTAGAGAATATTTGTTCTATTGAATATACATATTTTAAATTATATTCATTATTTTCAACTGGTCTAATTATCACTGGTTCAGTTCCTTCTTGAATTATTGTTGCAGGTTTTTTCTTTTGAAATTCTACTGAATTTGGAAAATCATTCATTACTTTATCTATATTTTCATTTATACAGTAATTTTGTATTGCATTAATTCCATTTAATTCTATTCTCATATTATCAATATATATTCTCATTATGTCTGAACCTTTTGGATTATCTGGTTTAAATTTAAATGATAATAATTTTTGTATTACATTATCATAATCCACTTTTGTATATTTTTGACCAATTGTATATTTTCTATATCTTCCTTGTTGCACTTCTCTTTCTCCAGAAAATCTTACTTCAAGTTCAGATGTCCTTGATGTATATGGTTTTGAATCTAAAAATACTTTTAATAATTCCTCCAAATTTAAATTTATAGAATTTTGATTCATCAGTTAATATAAAGTTATATAATATATTTAATATCAAATCAATTTTATAAAAATTGTAATAACAAACATTAATGAAATATACTATAAATCTTCATTAAAAAATATTTTTCTATATTGTTCTATAAATTTATCCTTGTAAATTTTTTTCTTTAAATGACCTCCTGTTATTTTATCTTGAAGCATAAATATTATAAAAAATAAACTATACATACCACATTCTGTATTTCCAAATTGATGTTCTATAGGATAGTTTTGATCAAAATGAAAATGTATAGGAGGATATAATTGTTTTCCTTGTTCTTTAATTTTCTCTACTAATTTCATTATCTGTTTTGGTATTTTATCTCCTGCACTATCAAAAAAATATATATTTGCGTTCTTTACATTGATAAATAGAGAAACCCAATGACTTCCTGATTTATAATGAGGATCTAAATTAAATATAATTCCTATTTTACTTATTTTATTTTTTATTTCATCTTTTAAACTAAATTCACATAATTCTTCCCAAACACACTCACCATTCATTTTATGTGTATCATAATCAATCGGCGATGGACCTATAAAATTAAAACATTTATATGCTTCTTCATATTGTCTCATTACATTTGTTATATCTACACTACTCAACCATTCATTTGGATTACGTTTCCATTCATCTGGTGACTTTGGAGCATACATATTATTTAATACATGTAACATTTCACCATTTGTAAATTGTTGTTTTAACCAACATGATTCTTTATTACATACATTTCCCAAATTTTGTTTCAACATATCCCAGATCTCTTTCGGATTTCTTGAATGTATCATTACATCTGGATGACGAGCATTCCACATTTCTCTTAATTTTAATAATACATCATCTGGTAAGCAAGTATATTTATTATTATTATTTTTAATTGATATTGGACTACAACGAAGATGTGTTAATTTATTATATTTTTGCTTTAAATTTAACTTTTTTGATTTTAATATATTGGAATATTTATTCCCACCTTTTTTTTTATTAAGATGATTTAATTTACGTTTTTTTGTATACATATTATTTCAATATATTATAATATATGGATAACGATTCATTAATTTCTAATGTAAAACAAAAAGATATTTCTCATACACATTACGGCAATTCAATTTATAGTAATTTATGGTATTGTGATAATAAAAATAAAATTTGTATAACATTTACACCAAGAGGTGGATGTAGTATTTCATTCCAACAGTTTTTAGATTTAGTAGGATTGTTAGATGATGGTTTAAAATATAATACTTTTATACATAATTATAGAATGGAAATTTTTTTAAAAAATATTAAAGAAATAAAAATTGATGAATTAATTAAAAATAACTACACATTTATTAAATTTATTATGAATCCATACATTCGTGCAGTTAGTATTTTTAGATGCCAAAGTGTAAATGTATCATTTAGAGTACATTTAAAATACATTATAAATAATACTGAAATATATGATAATGATAATGATAAATATCATAAGGGATTACAATATATAGATGGTGAAGAAAAAATAATAACAAAATATATAAAAATAGATAAATATGAAACTTATGAAGTAAAATTGGCAAACAATTCACTATATACATTTGATGTAAATAAATTTACGTCAGTACATCATGGAAAAAAAACAGATAATACATCATTTTGTGGCGATAAACTAAAAGATGATGTGAATAAAAAACTTCCAAAATCATATAAATACTTTTATGATGATGAAATACAAAAAATGGTTGAAACAATTTATGAAAAAGATATAAAATATTATGGTTATGATTTTGATGATTTTAATGATTTTGATTAATATATAATATGATTATCATTAAATAAATAAACATATACACTATTAAAATATAATTTTAACAAAAAAATAAAAAAATCTAGGAATACATTTTAATATTTTATTCCTTTTGTTTTAAATTGATGATCTGATAAATTAATTTCTCTTTGTGTAGGTAATTTTACTATTGGTTGCTCTTCTTGAGTTTTTTTAACTTTTATAAAATTATCCAAAGTAGAAGTTTGTGTATTTTTTGGTAAAGAAAATGATTTTATTATTTCTTCATTATTTATTATAATATTTTTCTCTACTACTTCTTCTTCCAATCCTAATTCTTCTAATAATTGTAATCCTATATAATCTTCTTGAATTAAATCTGATTCATCTAATAGTTTAAAATATTCTATTGCTTCTTTAATATAATTTTCAAATGCTTTATTAATATTATTTGGATAAATTTCTTTTTTATTATCCATTAAATTTCTAGTCAAATTATTTATTCTTTTTTTATAAAATTTTTTATCTTTTGTATAATAATCTTGAATGATTCCTTTTTTTGAATTCAAAAATCGTTCATATATTCTTTTATTAATTAAATAATCAATTGTTATTTCTGTTAATTTATTAAATTCTATATTCTCTACTTCATTCATATACACATTCAATATTTTATTATTTTTATAAAGATTTATTTATTGTAAAAAATATCATCATAACGATTTTTATTTTCTCTAATTAAATAATACTTCTAAAGTATGCAGTCCGTCATCTAGTTAGATATGATTTATATCAATCATATCTAATCCATATACTGTTGAATTTGTAAAAATTACTCCACATATTTTTACTTATTAATAATTCTTGATAAAGAGTAAATAAGAATATAGAGTATTTTATCTGTTCGTGAATTATATGAAATATCACTAAACTCATTGTATATATAATTTTTATTTATTACATTTTGATGTATTTCTTATGTCAACTCTTGTATTATTATTAAATGGTTTTTGAGACAAATTTTTTGGATTCGGATTAAATTTATTAAACTTTTCATCATGAAATAATCCTTCAAATTCTTGTTTTACATTACTATTTGTTTTAAATGATAATTGATATAAATCACTTTTACTACTAGGAACATATACATCATCATTACATTTATTTATTGAATAAATTTGATTTCTTAATTGAGATTCTATATTTACATTACTTGCATATCCCGACCATGATGAAACTGTATTTCCTGGATTAAATACTTGTTCTGTAGAATAAGTAGGTAATTGTATCATTGGAACTTTAATTGCTGCTCTTGGATCTACAATAGGAAGTATAGAATACTTTGTCATAACTGGTCTCACATTTAAATATGCTTGTAGTGGTTGTGATGGAATGTTTCTGTCATAAATTCTATGATTTGTTTGACTTTGTACTCTAGAATTAGGAACACATGCTAATAATTTATAATAATCATTTGCAATCATTTGTGGTTCTATTGATGACATATATATAATACAACATAATTTAAAAATACTTATTATATAAACTATAAACTATGTGTGGAATTTTTTCTCTATTAAATAATAACAG